ATTTGTCAAAAAAATGACAATCAGTTATGGTTGATCGACAGTTTTCTTTTAATGATAAGATAATTCATGAATTTCCTGAATTATTAAAATCATATAAGTATTCTGTAGGTCAACCCATGGGATGTCTTTCTTCCTGAGCAGGGTTAGCTATAACTCATCATTGAATTATGCAATTCTGCTCTTTCCTTGTTAAAGGAAATTGAATTTGGGAAGAAAGATATGAAGTATTAGGAGATGATATTGTCATCTTCGACACTTTATTGGCAAATCAATACTTAGATGTTATGAAACAATTAGGTCTTGAGATTAATATCTCAAAATCTATAAATGCTTCAGAAACACCTGTTTTTGAATTTGCCAAGCGAACAGTTATAGGAAGTGACTTGGTGAGTGGTATTACTTACTCTCAAGTCAATTCAAATATTTCATTATCTTCCAGAATAAACAATGTTTACAACTGGATAAGATTAGGATATTTGAATAACCTTCAGACTATTTCCTTAGTATTAAATAATTTTAATACGAAGATTAGTTTTAAGGATTTCTCCTTAATGGCCTCTAGTTTTAGTATGTTAGGTCTATGTAAAAACATAGAGCATAACTTAATAATGAAAAGTCTCGTAAACCCTCGAATGGGTTGTTTGTGAGACATGGATACAGAAAATTTTTCTGTACCCACTCGTTCATTATTGACTATTACTAGAGATCTGATCACCAAAGGTGAAACAGATGTTATGCTTTCTAGAGACGATGATCGTCAAGAGTGAGTTGATGAATCCGACCACTTAATTGTGGCTGGTATTCTTCAAGAATCACTTTATAAAATTAGATTATTATCTGAATCTCATTTAGATGATATTTCTAATTGATCAAGGTCTTTAGTTGTTAAAGGTTTCAATGATGAAATCTTGTTGTCTTCCATTGAAGGTTGACTTCAAGATGCTATTATCGATAATCGTAATAGTAAAATCATTGATCCTTATGAGATAGAGGATAAAGTAGAAAAACTTCTAATTTATCATGCTAAAACTCTTAAGGTTACTTTAACTAAAGCATATGAGATTTTGCATGAGGTTGAACTTCTACAGTTTGTTTATAAACAACCTGTTAAGAAGTCTCAAAACACTTCAAATCGATTAGGAAGTTCTTTCCTAAGAGATATGAGTAGACCCTTTTTTATGAAAGGCCCTCAGTATTGAAATGTTCAAGGTCAAAACAAAGTCTAATCCCGGGGGATGAGAATCCCTTAGTCTCCAAAACTTATTTAAGTTTAAAAGACTTGAGATAGCTTTATTTATTATTGCTCTC